TTTTGTATACCAACTAAAGATCTTGAATCTGGAGTTGAAGCGTCTCTAGCTTCGTTAAGACCAGTCACATCTCTAATCATCTGTAGATAGTAGTTATAGTTACCTATAAGTGCTTGTAATTTATTACCAGCGCCAGCTCCATTTGAAATTTCTTGTATAGGTATTTTCCCTGGGTTTTGATCACCATCTCCAGTAAAAGACCTACCAACAACAGAACCTGTTTGAAAGAACATGTTTAAAGCTTCTTGAGCATTATAGTTTGTTCCATTGCCCAGATCAACTTCAGCTAAACCATCTATATCTAAATAAACACCATCTGGCACCATTCGTGATAATACTTGTTGTAGCTTTAAATGTGTCAACTGTATCATATCAGCAAAACTAGTAATTCTACCAACAAGAGATTCTATTCTACCGTTGTACATTTTTGGAGCAACTATAGAGTAGTTCATTTTAACTTTGTTAAAATCACTTTTAGTTCTCATCATGTTGTCAGCTTTTTTCCATTTTAAAAGCCTATTAGTACCTAATACTAAAGCTCCTTCAAATAAACACTCTACAGATCTTTGTAGTCTAGAGTAATCAGCTGCGTCAGATGGTGGTTTAAAAGAATCATCTCTTTGTATAGATTTTTCAGCTCCTGAATTTAGTTTTTTAACCTTGTAAACATCATTCATATATGTTTTGTAGTTAAAATACAATACAGCAACTTTGTTCTTATCACTGTCACCTGTTATCCCTAGGTTAGATCTATTTGTATATTTTGATCTAATATCCTTCAGGTCTTCATGTGTTAAATGTGTAAACTCTTTTGCTAGTTCGTTTATAGGTATATACTTAACTTCACCAACGTAGTATATATCTTCAAAATAAGGAGACTCTGTATAAGAATAAACTAAACTAGCTGGGTCAACATATTCTACTTTAGCACCTTCTGACCAATTAAACGTTGTTTTTGTTGCTCCTATACCTAGCACGGTTAGATCCTCTAAAACTCTTCTTCTAGTTAAATCATATTTACAACCATCTAGTAAAGTATTAATAGCAGTTTCATTAGCAACTTCAACAGCTTGCTTGTAGTTTAACTGCATGTGTAACTCTAGCTCTTCTTTTGTTTCTGGTAACTCAGCTGGATCATTTTCGTACATATCTATGTTTAGCTGGTTTTTAGCCGATTCGTTAAACTCTTTAGTTTGCATGTCAGCTATCATACTTTCCATGTATTCAGTTCTTTTAGCTACACCATATTGATCTTGTGAATACGCTTTTAGCTCGTAACCTCTACCAGCCATACCATTGACAACTATGTCAACAAACTTAGGTATAATAGGTACTGGCGTCCAGTCTAAATTAAGATACGACAAATCACCGTTTATAGATAATTCATCTTTATATTTTTGTATTGATTGTTCCCCTCTAGCATATAACCTAAGGTTATGATACTTTCTCATGTGATGTGTAGCTCTACTTTTAGCAGGACCATCGAACCATTCTAGTTCTATAGCTTTTGCTATTTTCAAACCATACTCTTCAGTGATCTTTTCTAAATCACTAACAACTTGAGAAGGAAAATTTGTATGTACAGACTCTGCCATATTATCGTTTAATTATTTTTGAATTTGATCCTCTATTGTTATATCGTGCAATGCTTATATCGATATTTTTTCTTTCTATCTTTGCGTTTGGAGCATACAAGTGTCTGTTGCAAGCCATTATAGCTAATCCAGAACTTATAGTAGCATCAAACTTTGTTCTTTTGTTTATATCAAACTTACTCCAATCGTTTAATGTTTCGTTAAAATACATTGTTCCGTAATTACCTTCTGTAAGCTCACCAACTTTTTCTTGTATATACATTTCAATTGCAGCTGCGTGAGCCTGTTTTATATCTTCGCTTGAGTTTGGTATACCACCTATTTCTTTTTCTGTTACAGACAATTTGTTCCATACTTTATCAGGTCTATTCATGCTAAAACCTCTATATCCTCTTCTTCTCATGTAATACAACAACCTAGGTTTGTTATTTTCACATAAAAGTGGCATTCCATAAAACACACAAGCCATTAAAACATCTTCAAAAAACATATCAGCTGTTTGTGGTCTAGCTATATACTCTAAAAAAAATTGAGCTGGTGGAGCGTCTTCCATGCTAAACTTAGTTAAACCGTGTAATGCACCTTTAGAACCTAAACCATCTACTGTTCCTGATATATCATAACTATCACAACCAAAGGCTCCCATGTGTTCATTACCGGGATAACGCACACCGTTTTTTACTTGAACACTATTTTGCAAGTGCACTGGTGGTACCCAACTAATATTAAACCTTCCTTTTGGGTTTGGGTAAAACATAACGTTAGAATCTTTAATACCATTTATCCACTGGAAATTACCTCTTGTTAAACCTAGCGTGCCACCTAATCCTTCGTTGTAATCTATTTGTTGATATAGCTTTACTAAGTTAAATATACTGTTTTTTGACTCGTCTCTAAACGCATGCTCTGTTGTTCTGGGAAACTGACGATAAAATTCATTTAAAGCATCTTGATCAGACTTTAAACCATCTACTTCGTTTTGCCAGTTATCTATTACACCTACATCTATTAACTCTCCGTGTGGGTCGAATATGTCGATATCAGGTGTAGTAAATACAGGAAGTCCGTGCTCGTCAATAAAGCCTTCGTAGTTCCATTCCATTGGGATAAACAAAGAGTAGAGACCAGACTTAGTCTGACCGTTTCTATTTCGCTCTGTGACATCGGAGCTGTTATATAATCTTTTAAAATTGTCTCCACCTTTATCTAATGCGTTTGAAGTTGAGCCCATCATACATTTACCTATAATTCTACTACCTAATCGTAAACATGTTTTTGTAACTCTCCAGTTATTTAATATATTATCAGGTCTTTCCCACTTACCACTTTCATCGTGTACAAGTAATGCTAGTTTTTCACCATCATAACTATTGTCACCCGTGTTTTTCCAATCTATAGTTGTGTCTAGTCCAGCTAAATCTTCTAACTTCTCGTTAGCTGTTATTTTCTTTCTTGTAAACTTACTAGCGGGAACTCTATAAGCTAGCTCTGTCTTTGGTCTATCCATACCATCTTGGATAGGTTTGAAAAAGAACGGGTAATTAATTGATATTGGAACTACTTTATCTGTAAACATTTTTTTTGCATCAGCTCCAGATTTTGATAATATACCGTATCTACTATCACCGTGCATTGTTGCTAAGTTAACTGTTTCGGCTGAAGACATAAAAGAAAAACCAGATCGTCTGTTTTTAAGGTAACACATACCATAACATCTTTTATCTGCCTTACATGCTTCCCAGAATATATAAAATATTCTATTAGCTTCTCTAAAGTCTGGTGCACCTACATCAATTTTGCTCCATTGCAAGTACATATAGTGTGTACCTGGTAAGTAAGTAGGTTTGTTATTGTTTATAAACCAAAACCCCTCTTCTCTACGTTTAAACTCTTCGTCTATATAATCAAACCATTGTGCCTTACTTTCTTCTGGATATGATCTCCAATCAAAAATATTTTTTAACCTAGATAGTTCTTTTGGATAATCTTGTTTTACCCATTTGTTATCTTTATGTTTATATATTTCTTTTGGTTGTTTTGGTAAAGCTATTCTTAAATTTTGAATCTCAATAACCTCGCCAATAGTTCCATTTTTTGATATAACAATAACATCATGCTCTTTGTTATAACCGTACTTCCACTTTTTACCTTTATTAAGTCTACTTATAGTAGTCTTTTTTATTGGCTCTATTGTTTTAATTAAATTCTGCTCGTACATTATTTAGATCTGCTTTCAGCAAAGCCTTTAAAAACTTTTTCTTTATTATCTTCATTTGATTTACCTTCAAGTATGTTTTTCTCTTCTTGAATTCTGTTTAATATTTCAAATGCATCAAATATAGCTAGTTTCTTTGTGGCTGCGGCATTTTTTAATCTGTCAGCTGATATATCATCGTCAGAATCTACAATAGGTTCTTTAGCTACTTTAATAAGCTCTTCAACTGCTATTTGCCCAGCTTGGATTATATTCTTTTTCGTTTCCTTGATATTCATATTTAAGTGTAATAAAATTTGATTTAACTCTGTAAAGTCTTTTACCATCAACAACGAACTCATATTGACCGTATGATTTAAAACCAACTAAAGCGCCTTGTTCTACTGTTCCGTCTGAAAACTTAACAATACCCATTAGTTTTTCTTTTTCCATTGGGTTTAGCTTATTATCTTCTTTTAAAGGTTGTATAAAGCAATAACCAGGCATTGGTCTCCAGCATTTTTCACAATCTCTATTTTTAGTGTATGCAAAAATTTGATCTGGACTTACAATATAAGTGTTTTCTTTTACAAAGCTACTACTATTTTTCTCTAGTTTATGCTGGTTGTACCATCTTCTAAAAACATTATGATGTACAATTACAACATCTCCTTTTTCAATTATAGAGTCAAAACCAAGTGGAGTTGCTTTTACAATAGCCTCTCTGTTTACAAATTGATGATGAGATATTTCTGCATTTAATATCAGCTCTTTATCACCTATTTTTTTTATATTGTTATATCTTTCTCCTTTTGGTTCTACTACGTAATCCCAAACTGCTCTCATTATTTATACTCTAAATTGTACTCTACGGATATTGCCATGTTTTTATTAAAGTCTTTCCATGGTATAACTTCATTTCCTTTTTTTATATAAACAGAGTACTTTTCATTTTCCTCTATTATATCACAGATGGTATGACCACCATACACTTCTTGCCCAACGGCATAGTGCATGGCGTCATTTTTGTAATTTTTACCTATAGATATTTTACGAATTAGCTTGCTCATCTTTGTTGTATGTTAATTTACCATTTCTAACATCGATGTCAGCATCTCCGTATTTATCTTGAAACTTATTTTGCATTAGTTTTACTGAGTCATTGAAACCAGCTAACCTATGTAAAAGATCGTGTTCCGCAGCTCTTGCTCTACCTACTTCAAGGTGTATTGAGTTTATGTTTTGCACTAAAGATTGCAAATCTTTTAATTCTTTTTCTTCTAAGTTTTCTGCCTTTACTTTAAGGTCTTTAACCTTAGGTGTTTTTCTTTTTGCCATTTTATTTAATTTAAGTTAATTTATTGTTATTTATCTAGTTATAATATCACATAAAATAGTGAATAATTACACTAATCGTCTATTTCGGATATATATCCTCCTTCTTCAAGCTCTTCTATATCAATACCAGTTCCGTCACCAACCCAATCACTGTGGTTTGTAAATGTATAACTAGAACATGTATTTATATTATTAAACTTTCTATCTCTTTCTACAACATCTTCTGTTGTTGCTATTAATCTTTTAGATTTATCTATGCTATTGTGCATAAAATGTATTTGTG